TCCGCAAAGACCTAAAACCCTTAAATAGCTTTCAGGATTATGAACTTCTTCAACAATAGCACTTACAAAATAAGCTAAAATTTCCATCTTAATCCCCATTATCTCTTTGTGCAAAAACATAGCAAATCAGCAAAATCATCAAAAGGAGTGAGCCGGCTAAGACAGAATAGCCTATTAGCATAACGTTTTCAAATATCGAAATCATCATTCAACCTATTTGAAAGCGTAGTTATTTCCTCATCATCTTCGCCTTTAACCGGAAAATTCTGTGCTTCAACTCTGTCTTTTTCTTTGCCAAAATAAAACTCCATTTTGCCAGTCAAAACATCTGCAAATGAATAATGTTCAGGTAAAGTCCAAATTGAGTTAAGAATAATATGAGAAACTTGTCCAGTCTGACATAACAGATATGCGTATCTTCCAACGCCGTCTGAATTAATACCAATCACTAAGTAATAAAGATTATCATGCAAATTCAAATAAATATCACCGACTTTAACCTTTTCTGGAAAGTCTTCTGTTTCGGCAACTAAAGAATCAGCATCACCAACCCACGCATAAAAATCAGTAACGCTATCTATCGTTTTATTTTTAAAAGAAAAAGAATCCTGACAATCCGTTATAGGAGCTAATACAATGTTTTCAAGACCATGATGAAGTTCTGACTTTCGACAAACCTCTATCATATTGCCAGGAATTAAAAACCTGATACCAACAATGGTATTTAAAGGAAATTCTATCTTAGTTGGGCGTTCCGGTCTTTTTCCATTAATTGAATAGATTGTGCAGTATTTTGTTTTCATTTAATTCTCCTTAGTTGGTGTTAAATAACCCTTTAATCAAATTCAGTCGGACAAGAGCCTAGTGCATCATAGTAGACATCTCTTTCAAATTTTCTTCTTTCTATGTGTTCTCTTGTTTTATTTAGAAACATCTCCGTGTTTTTATTCATAGCCTCAAAATAACGTTCCTTATTTTTGGAATCGTCATCTTTCCACATATTCTTTCTTATTTCAGAGATTGCTTGTCTGGCTAAAGCGTCACATCTCTCATTCTCAATGTTACCGTCATGGCCTTTAACCCACACTACATTAATGTTATGTCTTTTAGATTCTTTAAGATACTCTTGCCACAAGTCTGTATTAAGAACAGGACTATTATCAGACTTTTTCCAACCTTTCTTAATCCATCCGGCAAGCCATTTTGAAATCCCGTCTGCTACATATTTGCTGTCTGTATATAAAGTAATGTTTAAAGGTTCTTTCGTTGCTTGAAGTCCTTTAATGACTGCAGATAATTCCATACGGTTATTGGTAGTCATTTTTTCGCCACCGTAAATCTCTTTGCGATGCCACTTCCACATTAACACTATACCATAACCGCCAATGCCAGGATTACCTGAGCAAGCACCGTCTGTATATAACTCAATTGATTTTAAATTGTTTTTAGCCATTTTGAAAAACTCCTTTACGGAGATTATAACAAAATTTTAAAAGAAAAATAAAGAAAAATTTTCAAAAAACTTGGAGTCTATCGCTAAACCCTTAAAAGAACGCTCTATTCTACTTAACGTATGAAAAACCCTCCAATCCTTCTTATTCTACTTTAATTTTATTCAAATCTTTCTCTGTCACGAATCAAAACCCGCAGAGATGAAATGAGAGAAGATTTAAAAGTTAAGCCTTTAAGAATCCATAATCATAAACCAAGGGTATTAACTTTTTACTTAACACTGAATAAGCCCTATCAAAAGCATCAAATTTAATTGGCAAGTTTTCTCCACTTTCATTATATCGCTTTATTGCTTGCCTTATCTGATACCAACCAACATCAGGACGATTTAATTTAAGTTCATTCCGTATTTTATGGTCAAAATCCGTCTCAAAGTATCTCTTCCAAATAAGTTTGCCTTGTTCTAACACATCAGATGCTTCCTTAGAGAAATTTTTACCCTGCATATATTGAACCATAAAATCACTCTCAAATCTATCTGGTGAATTTACTTCGGACTCTGTAAACGGAATAAAATGATTCACAATGCTCCATTTTCTATTATTCCATTCTAAATCATTGGCACTTGCAGTGAGGTTTTTCTCATTAAATAGCATATAAACCAAACAATCATTTTTAAATTCATTCGGAAGTATTTTGCTAGGTTTATAAAACTGGTCATTATGAATTATCCAAGTATTAGTAATTACTCTTTGAACAGCAAAAATCATAGATGCTTTATCCAAATTATCCGGTGTTACATAAAAACCATGACCTCTCCCTGCCGCAGAACTTAAAATATAGGTATAATTTGCAGTATTGTAAACATCGTTAGTACCAGCACACATATAACCTATAGCATTATCAGACCATGTTTTTACTAGTGGTTTTTTCATTGGAGAAGGACTAATACAGTTACTTAAAGGAATTATCAGTTCTTTATTAGCACGTTGCCTTTTAATCCATTTACTAAGAAAATTAGATGACGAGATATTGTAAAAACTTTTTCTCCCAATCTGCTCAGCTTTTTCATTTAAAACTTCACAACTAATTTCATCAATTAGAATATGCTTTGCATTTTCTTTATTATTAGTTTGCCAAATACAAAAACTAATAGGAAAATTTTCTGAAGAACCCTCAAAGACTTTTGAACGTATTATAAAACCATCTTGAAATTCAGCATTCCATATACTTCTAAATTTTTCTAAAGTTTGAGCATTTACATATTTTGGAGTTGAAAATATTGCCAATGTTGCGGTTGGTATCTCTTTTGCAATTCTTACAATAAATTGCATAAAAAGCTCATTAGTAGCTTTTCCATAATTATCCATACAGAACTTAGCAAATTTTGTTTTGGCAATACCTATCTTATTTTTAGCTTCTGCCACATTTGATGTATTGTTTGCGTTCGTTGCTTCTCCCCAAGGCGGATTTATTAGGACTAATATTTTCTTGGCGTTTTTACCACTTTTAGCATTAGCTATTATCTTTTGTAAGCTTTGAGGAACTTTGTTTGTTATTGAATAATCAATGTTTCCGTTATCATCAATATCATCTTCAAGATAATCATATTGAAATTTTTGAGCGGCAGCACAAGTTTTTGATGCTTTCATAATATTAATGTCTTTTGAGTCTATTGTACTCATGAATATATTACGAGGGTTTGAGTGTTTGGTTTCAAGATTACCTACCCCGCAGCACATATCCCAAACAATATAGTCTTTTTGCCAACCTTCACCTAATGTTCTGTTTAAGAACTCATAGGCTTTATCGACAACGTGTAACGGTGTATAAAAAGCACCTTTAAAATGCCTTTCATCATAAGGAATCAATGTATCTCGTCTCTCAAGGATATAATTTCTATATTCTTCTTTCGGCGGTCTATCATAGATAGCCCAAAACTTATTATATCCGTTAAGACTTCCAATTTCATGAAGCTTGCCATTAAGGCTGAATACAGGTTTATTCCCCTTATGTAATAATTCGGCAGGAAGATTGTCATGAGTGCTTATATGCCCATCACTCATAACATCCGCATAAAACAAAAGGTCATAATCATTTTCAGAGACATCCTTTATCTCTTTGCCAATCATATTAACCCATTTATCAAAAACCATTCTTAAATTGTCAGGCGTAATCTGGGTTCTGATAAGCTCACCATGTTCTATAGCATTATGAACCGCTTCAATAAACTCTTTTTCATTATGTTCAATATTATATGATACAAAATGAGTACCGATGAAGTGGCTGACTTTATCTAAAGCATCTTGAGTGACTTCGCTTGCCGATTCTCCCCATTTGATGTTAATGGTTTTGTCTTTCAATAAAGGCAACGCTACGTCCGTTTTCATCAACGCAGCTTTTACACAATCGATAACACATAAAAAAGGTGGGATATATTCACCTTTTTTCAATGCTTCATTCACATAGAATAAAAGTTGCGTAAACATTGAATAAGTTGAAACTTTATTTCCGACTTTCGCTTCAAACCAAACCTCTTTTGTCTGTATGTCAATGAGATTCTTTTGATAGCCTTTTAATTTCAATGCTTTGATGTAAATATCCTTAACATCTTCTTCAGATGATGCCTTTTGTAAATCTTCAAATAATGACATAATTTTCCCCTGAGACGCTTATCCATCTTCTAATCTAAGCTATTTATTATCAGGTATCAATCTCTCAATTACCTAACAATACATTATTATACAAAATTCCGGTATCGTTTACCTGCCTGATAAACTTAAACCAGGATAAATATTCGTTCAAGTATCTGGAAGAGATACCCTTAAACTTTCTAAGAAAGTCTTTCATTAATGAGTGATAGTTATTCACGTTATTGATATGATAGATACCTTTCTTATGGGTTTTAACCAGTTTCACTAACTCTAAGTCGTTATCTTTGGCAAAGTCATTATAAGCGGTACAACCATCGGTTACTAAGACTGACTTACTTTCTACTCTATTATTAAGAACTGATTTAACATCTTGGCTAGCTATTTTTCCATTCCCATAAACCTTAGAGACTATGTTATAATTCCTGTCAACTGCTACTAAGATTCCCTGTTGTTCGTGAGAAATTCCACGGTAGTTAGCTTTACCACCTCTTTTTCTGGGTTTCACTCCTTCAATATGTTTACCTTTATGAGATAATAATACAAAGGTTTCATCAGCCTCCACAATTCCATTGAGAATATCATTACTGCATTTATTCTCAATAACTCTCATTATCTTATGTCTCCAAGTAAAAGATGTCTGGATGCTGATTGATAATTTTAAGGCTATCTGTTTAATTGTTTTCCCTGAAAACATTTCTCTTATGTAAGATTTCCAAAGAGAGATACCTTTCTTAGTTCTGTTAAATATGGTATTCCGATACTCCGTAAAGTGTGTTCCACAATCTTTACAAATAAATCTTTGATTGTTAGAGACTTTACCATTCTTAGACACATGGAAAGACTTACATTTCGGACAGTAAATTACTTTGTCAGTATTACCCGATAATTCCAAGTTATCATTAAGTAACATATTCTTTAACTCTTCTTTCTGAGAGTTTGAGAGATTATTTAAGAGTTTCTGTAAGTCTATCATGGCTGTAACTTCTCTCTTACTTATTATACTTTAATTATAACAGAGTCGGAGAGGAGTTACAACAAAAATCATACGTTAATTAGAATAGAGCGATTTTTTAACGGAATAGTCCCTTTTCATAGATTATTTTCCGGTCTGACTTAATAGCTACCTAACCAAAGTCATCTTAAATTCCTCTGTCAATAAAAACTGGGAAACTTTTTATATATATATTTACATAGAGATTATTTTTAAGAAAGGAATGGTTATGAATTATATTAGAAATTTAAGACAAAGAACTTTAAATAACAGACGTAGAATTTTGTCGGCATCGGACAAATACCAGCCTGGTGAATTTGGTTATTGGTGGACTGTTGAACTAGGGAATGAAGATATTGAAGGCAAAGAATATAAGGGAGATATTGAATGCCCTAATAATTTAACTTCATTATATGGCGCGCCTAAAAAAGTATATGGTGATTTTGATTGTTCTTACAATAAATTAATTACATCTTTAGATGGGGGTCCTGAATTTGTAGGTGGCGATTTTATGTGTTACTTGTCACCATATCTTGAATCCTTATATGGTGCGCCTAGTTACGTAGGAGGTAACTTTACGTGTTCTAAATGCGATAATTTAAGAACTCTTCTTGGAGCCCCCCAAGCAGTAGAAGGTAATTTTAACTGTGACCATTGTCGATATCTTAAATCCTTAAACGGTAGTCCTGAATATGTAGGTGGAAATTTTGAGTGCGGATATACTGGGATAACCTCTCTTGAGGGAGCTCCTAGAGAAGTAGGCGGTCGCTTTGATTTTCATCTTTGTATGCATATAGATTCTTTAAAGGGTATGCCCAAATATATTAATGGTCAAGAGTATCGGGATTATAAAGAATTTGGTAAAACACTTACTCAACGCTTACTTTCATTACAGGTTTTGGATTAATGTTTTAACTACGTCACTATTTGTCTTTCTCTAATGGTATACAGATAGTGACGTGATTTTTTGAAAATTACAAAGAAATAGTTTGCATCAATTCTCGAAAAGATACTATTCCGTCTTCATTTAATGTGATGTTTTATAATACAAAAAGATTTTCTCTTTTGCAAGAAAAATTTTCAAATTTTTTCAAAATCAACTATTCAATAAATCCAAGCCACCACCAGACATCTGTGAAGTAAATACAACAGGTGAAGGTAATTCATACATTAGAGGTTTTGGTTTTTGCTTCGGTTTAAACGAGTTTTTATAATTATATGATTTATTTATCTCATCAACAATGTTTATCTGCGCCTCTCTATTATTATCTATTGCCACATTTCTATTAACATAAACATTTTTATTCGTACTAACACCTGTATTAAGATTATCAAATTGAGCATTAAACGAGTTATTGTCAGCTAATTTAATATTACCTGAATTATTATTAATAGTTTCAGACATTTCGCCAATATTTGATAATTTATTAATATTATCAATAGTAGTTACAGTTGAAGTATCGCCACCTTTTTCCATCATATTATTTGCGATATTACGAACTTCTTCGACAAAAGCACTAACTTCTTCTTTACCCATTGAAGCGTTTTTATCATTGCTGGCGATTCCTTCAAGAATCTTAGAATCTAAAGAGACTTCATTCAATTTCTCTGGAACTGCATCAGGAATACTTTTAACTTCAACAGGTTCAACTGGCATTGCTTTAAAATCTTCACCTTTAATTCCTGATGTGTCAATTTTACCTGCTTCACTTTCTATTCGAGATACCTCTTTATTTAATTCGTTTAACGTTTGCTGCGCTTTCGCATCGCTATTATCCCAAAGAGAAGACCACCACTCTTTACCGGACTTAATTATATTATCAAAAAACGTTCCAAGTTCTTCTTTAAATTTATATGCTAAATAACCAGCAACTGCAACGATAGCACCGCCAAGAACTAGCTTTCCAAAAGCAGAGGCAATTGCTTTCTTTTGCTCCTCATCTTTTTTCTTTTTTTCTGCTCTTTTAATACCATCATCTTTTAAATCGTTAATATGATTAAAAAATTCTAAAAGACATTCTTTAAGTTCTTCACGATTAAAAGCATCAACTTCATCTAATTCCGCATAATTCAAATCTGCTTTACTCTTTGAAGGCTTTAAGTCTTTCATACTTATATCAGACTTAAATTCTGGTGGTATATTTGCGGTATGTCTGGCTTTACTTGTATCTCTCCGCATACTGAAACCGGGGAAAGACTTTTCATAATCAGCATAGAAGTCATCATCATAGTCATAGCCTTCTTCAGAATCTTGCAACTCCAAAAATTTCTTTAAGGCCAGCCTTTTATTCCACTCACTAGCTTTTATTATATTAGAATTTTCTTTATCACGGTATTTTTCTTTAAGAGTTTGTAAAAACTGCTCTTCTGTTATATTATCAACATTAGCATATTTTCTAATAACATAGAGCCAATCTTCTTTACTAACACCGGCTTTTTCAGCTTCGCTTTTAATAGTTTTCATAGCGGCCTGTGCAGAACCTAAAACAACAGGAATCGAAGACAGTGGTTTTGTTACTGCTCCAATAATGCCATCTTGGTCAGCAAGAATCTCAGCTAAGCCAGCCATATCAAAATTTTTAATTTTTTCTAATAATTGACTGGCCCCATAAAATAATTTATCTTCCTCCTGACGGTCAAATATAGACCTGTCGGTTTCAAGTTTCATTGTTTTTTCACCAAGCCAAGTCAATCCACCCCTTGTAGCAAAATCAGCAATATTAAAAATACCTCTTGTTGTATAGCCAATTGTTTTCATAAGAAGATTACCACGGTCGAATTGTCTTGCCATTGATTTTGCAATTGAACCAAAAGCACCTCTTATATTGCCACGATAGGCTTTATTAATAAATTCAAAAAGAGTTTGACTAAAAACAGAACGGTTAAGACCATAAACAAGATTGTCTAATTTCTTTTCAGTCTTTACTATCTGCTTGTTTTTCTTTACAAGACTTTTAGCGTTTCTCTGAATAGTAAGTAAGCTTTTATACTCACTCTCTTCCTTATCTCTTAAAGAATGTAAAATATTGTCTAAAGCATCAAGACCTCTTTCAAGAGCATCTTGATTAACCTCACCTTTAATATTATTAATTGCAGTATTTAAAAGTCGTATTAAACTTTGCTTGTCTTTGATTTTAAGCTGGCTTAACTTTTCTTCATCTCTGCTATACTGTTCTTGCAGCTTGTCATACTCATTCTTGCGTTTAACAAGTTCTTTAGCAAGTTTCTTTTTCTTTTCTTCTTCTTTATTAAGTTTCTTGCCGGCATTCTTACGCTCAATCTCATATTTTAACTCATTCCTAGGGTCGTAAGATTCATTAATACCACCATATGTTCTATATCTATTCGCCATTGCTTTTACCTCACTTGAATCTTACTTCATCGTCTAAAGTTATCTTTGGAGTTATTTGCTTAATAACATCTCTTTTATTGTTAGCTTCAGGTATCCCCCAACCATTTTGTGTTTTACGAAGGTTATCCCTGTCTAATGTTTGATATTCTATATTACTTACTATATCAGGTGTAGAGCGTCGATACATATTAATAGAGGGTGTATTATCTAGCATTAACATCTCAGCTTTTTCAGCAATTGGAATTGCTCTGTTATTTTTTATCTCTTCATCTTCTTTTATTAATGTCTTAACTTCAGAATCAACAGCTTTCTTTTTATTTTTATTTAAGAGCTTATTAACTTCATCCATATTCCAAATATAATTGCCCCTGCCGTCCATCATCATATAACCACGGCTTATGGCACTAAGATTGATATCCTCTTGCTTTTTTGCTAATGTTTTGTCTTTTGTCTTTTCATGATACCAATCCATAACATCTTCAGTAACATCAACGCCCGTTCGTAATGAATGAATCATTGTGCCAACGATAAACTTCCCAGTATAATAAGAAGCGTCACCCAAAGCGATAAAAGAATCAAGAGGGTGTTTTAAAGGATTAAAGTTCTTAGCAAGATTAATATATGATTCTGCAAGGTTTTTATCTTTGTCTTTATTAAACCTCTCCTCAGCAACTCGTAAATCAAGACCCTCATCATAAGCCTTTTTGGTTTCTATTGCCAATTCTCCGGCAGCAAGTGCCATGTCGGTAGCAATAAAACTCGCCGTCACACCACCAACTCCACTAGCAACACTTTTAACTGCATTGACAGGTGCCATCGCAACTTTTTTAGCTCCTGTTTTTAAAAGACTGCCAACCGCTTTCATACCATTAGATGCACCGGTTTTGATTCCTTTAATTGCACCAGTAACCATGTCTTTTCCGGCTTTTAATAAGTTTGCACCAGTAGCAAGTGGATGTAATAAAGCTTTTCCAAATAATTTTAGTGTATTAAATAACCACTTAGTCGCATATAACGCTTTTCCAAAAATAGCTTTTGCACTTTTAAATAAGTTATTAATAAGAACAAATGGAGCTTTAACAGTATTAATCAACCATTTAAAAGGTTTTATAATACCAGCAAACGCTGCTTTCATCATTGCCATTGGAGAACCCAATCCAGGAAATACAGTAGAAGCTGCTACACCGCCTAAAAAGATAGAAGCTAATGTTCCTAGGAGACCGCCGGACTTTTCATCTTCTTTATTTTTAATATTATAATCTTTAGTAAAGAAATCTGGATGCTCTGCGAAAAATTCATCAAATGTGGTATTTAAAAATAAGGTAAATTCTTCTTTATTTATTAAACCATATTTAGTAAATAATCTATGTGATTCATTGTTAGGAATTGATTTTAAGTCTGGATTCTCTTCTTTACTCTCATTAAAAAGTTTATCAACAGCAGAAAGTCTTTTAGCTTTTGGTTTTTTATCTAATTTAAAGTTCTCTTTGGCCTTTTCTTTAACTGTTTTCTTTCTTTTTAAAGGCTTAGGAATATTAATAGATTCTTGTTGATTATCTTTTTTTGCTAATTCTTCTTTAATAACTTGTGCAATCTCATGTATTTCTCGATATTTATTCGCTAACATTTCAATTAACGAATTAATATCAGAACCAAAAGAGTTTACACTATCTTCGGCTTTTTTAGCCTCAGCAGATATTTTATCTGCAAAATTATCTTTTAAAGCAGAATCTTTTATTTTTGTTTGTCTTTTTGGTTTCGGCGTTTTCTTAATAGTTGGTTTTTTTGATTCTTTTTTACCGTTATCTTTAGCTGATTTTTTTAAAGACGACAATTTTTTCTGGCTTTCTTTAAGATTGCCAGCAATCTCGCTTTCATCAAAATTGTCGTCTTTTTCAACCATAATTTTTACCGATTAACTAAACACAAAGCCTCTATTAATTTTAATTGCCAAAGTTGTTTTTTCTCAAACTTCTCATAAATATCATCACTTAACGTAATAAATGTTAGAAAGTCGGAATCTTGGGAAGTGTAAACTCCGGAAGCGTACTGAGACAATAAACTAATTCTATCTATTATACTTTTATCTGTATAACGGGGAAAGAAGTTCATCGGGTCCCAAGTCAAGAAATATCTTCTCAGGTTCAGCCTGTACTACCTCCTGTTTACTCATTTTATCTAAAAGCTTTTCATAATCACTTTGTGCTTCTTCTTTAATAACCTCTAATACTAAATACTCTTTAGATTCTTTATTTTCCATTTTACTTAATGTTACAGCAAAACGTTTAATCTTATCTTCAAGTTTTGCTTTATATTCATTAACATCAAATTTTAAATCTATGACAGTGACATACTCTTCAACGCCATGCTCAAGTTCTTTATCAAATTTATTTATAACTTTAACAGCATCAAGGCCATTAGACATAATATAATTGTCTAAGTTATTCATCTTTTCTTCCCAAGTATTGCCTTTGAAATAAATAGCATTTTTATAAATAAAGGCAGTCTCTTCATCTACCTCTTTATCAAAGGCATTACTGAATTTCATTCTCGGAACGTCAAAACCTTTGTCTTGCCACTCTTTAAACCTTTCTTTTGTCATATCGCAAAGCAGAGTAGTAACATCATCTTTTAAAACAGTTGATATGTTTTTATTAAAATACTTAGAAGTCCATTCTATCGTTATCGGCGTTGACGGATATGAATTAACTCTGAGCCAGTAACAAATATAACGAAAATCGCCATAAGTAAGAACTTCAATGTCTCTATCAATGCAACCTTGAATCGCCTCTTTAAATGATTTATAGTTCGCCTGTGCTGATGCTTTGGTTAACTTCGCTGCATCTCTGATTGACAGCTTTCTAACATGAAGACTATCAAAATCATAAAAGACAAAATTAGAAGGCAAAGCCAAAGCCGTAAAATTATTGTTAGGAGTTTGAATATTAGAGCCGGCATTAAGCAGTGAGTTGTCAGAGGTATCTTGTTCAACTTTTGCTTGTTGAATCTGACCCATACCCACAATATTCAAGTCTTTTAAATTAAGACTAGCTTCAGCAGACTTTATCGTTGCTTGTTTTATGATTTCTTTATTTATTTGTTCTTTATCGTTATTTTGAATATTTATCATTTGATTTTGCTACTCCCATTATTTTATTTGTTTTTCAATGTATTAAGTTTATTATTAAAAGCTTCCATATCGTTTTTAATAATATTGGAAATTTGTTTGCCAGGATTATATAGACTTGAAGCTGCTGTTTTTGCGGACATACCCGCTTCCATCATAACGTTTGCCGTTGTTTTAGCATCATTATAAATAGAAACAATGTCATTTTTAGCATTAACAATATCTTTAAGCCAACCGAACAAACTACTATCTTTATCAGGACTGTCGAGTAATAATCTGTGTACGGACATTCTCACGGACAATTCTAAAAGAGCCGGCGAATCAGATGATAATCTTAACGGTTCTATGCTTGTAGGATAACAATGTGAAAAAACAAACTTGCCTTTCATTGAGCCGATTGCATCAAAAACTTTAACAGTAACGTTTTTCGCATAATCGCCGGGGATTCCAAAAGTCCCTTTTTCACTAATAACTTCTTTCATCCAAACATAAAAATATTTAAACCCTGTTAATTCGGTATCATCATACAAAGTAATGGCAATATTATCCATTGACATTCCAGTAGGCATATCACGCTTATAAGCTTGAGTATAAACGTCATTTGTCTGGATTGTTGGCGTTGGAATATCAATAGATTTGGCCATCATCATAAGTTTTTGCTCTTGAGTCTGACCTTCACCAAAATTTTTAATAGAATCTAAAGTTTCTTTAAAAGATTCTTTCCAAGATTTTTCTTTTTCGCCTGGTCTACTAACAATATCTCTCTGTTCTTGTGCTATTGGAATTTTACCATCAATAGAAGGAAACTCAATTACCCAACTATAATTAATCGCAAAGTCATCTAATGCCGAGATGTCTTTACGATTACGGGGAACTTTGCCGGTATTATCAACAAAGCTCCCAAGTCCAAATTTTCTTGCTACTCCTTTAATAATATCCATGTTAACTCTCTTTCAAGAGAGGCGAATTTATTAAAGGGTTACACCCTGTGAATCAACAAAGTAGTCATAAGAGAATGTCACGTCAATAGACACAACTTCGCCAGAACCGCTTGAATCCAAAGAAATTTCCGGCAAACTCTTAGGAAATACTTTATAATAAGTACCAACAACAACCTCTTTACCGGTGCTATCAAATATGGTAATAGGAAGTGTTATTGAATAAGAATCAGTATAACCAGCAGATACACCGTTATTCGTGCCATGGCACATCTCCATCCAAGTCTTAAATTTAGAATAAACAACAAAATCCGTTGTTTCATTAAATGTGATTCTAAATTCTCCACCGGTTTCAACAGGACCTGCTTGATAACGCTTAAACGTTGCAATAGTAGCTTCTAATGCAGCAATCGACTTTGAAGGAAAGCTACACTTAGTGCATTGCAAAGTCAATCTCTTATTATCAGTAGAACCTGGTATAGTGCCAAAAAGAGCAACAAAGCTCTCATTCGTCAGCATATCAGGCAAAGCATTAATTTCATCTCTTGTAATTCTAGTAACCATGATTCCTCTCTTAAATTTAAAAGTCCGACTTCTATAAATATATATATTGTGAAAAATCGGAATTTTAGATAAAAAACCTTCTGTTTTATCGGCAGAGGGATTTTAGAGGAATTGTTTTGAAATTAAATACGTTCTATTCTAATTAACGTATGATTTTTATTGTAACTTCTCTCCGACTATGGTTCAAATTTATTAGACAGGTAAACGATACCGGAATTTTGTATAATAATGTATTGTTGGGTAATTGAGAGATTGATACCTGATAATAAACAGTTAAGAATAAATTGAGTAACTATTAGGAAAATACTATGGATAGTTTAAACGCATTGAGTTTGTTTTCATCGTCTGGCATTGGCGATTTGGGGTTAAAAGCAAATGGAATAAAAACTGTTATAGCGTGTGAATTATTAAAAGAAAGAATGGATTTATTCAAAAATAACAATGCTGATACAAAATGTTTTTGTGGAGATATCTGGAAGCTACAGAATGATATTATCAAATATTACAGAGAAAATTTTAAAGAATCGCCTTTTTTAATATTAGCAACACCACCTTGCCAAGGGATGTCATCTAATGGGATGGGAAAAATGTTAAATGATTACCGTAAAGGAATCAGAAAGAAATTTGATGAAAGAAACAGACTTATTATCCCAGCAATCAACGTAATTAAAGAGTTAAAGCCTTTATATGTTATATTTGAAAACGTACCGAATATGACAAATACTCTCATTTATGATGAGAAAGACAATCTGGTTAACATAATAGATTTTATAAACAGTCAGTTAGGAGATATGTATGTTGGCAAGCCAGAGGTTATTGATTGTGCTAATTACGGCGTGCCTGAACATCGAATGAGATTATTGACAGTATTAACTCGTAGTGTTTCAGGAAAACAGTATTATAGCAATAATCATACATTATTACCTCCATTAACTCATACACAAGAAGATACATTGATAACACAAAAATGGGTTTCATTAAGAGAAGCTATCGGGAATTTACCACCACTACAAGCTACTAACGGAATGTCTGTTGATAAAGATAACCCTTTACATAAAGTGCCTGTTTTAGATGAGAAAAAGCTTTGGTGGATTAATAATACGAAAGAGGGAGATACCGCTTTTAATAACCAATGTGTTAATCCTTCATGTATGTATCAAGGGAACAAACAGCATAAGGCCTTTAGAGATGAGAAAGGCATTAATAGCAGCCAAAAAGATACGCCATTATATTGTGAAAAGTGCGGAAGCTTATTGCCTAGACCTTATGTTGAAGATAAGAAAACAAAAGAAAAACGTATTATGAAAGGTTTTACGAGTGCTTATAAACGAATGAGCTGGGATGAACCCGCAAGCGCTCTCACACAAAATTTTCAATATGCTTGTTCAGATAATAAAATACATCCATCCCAAGCACGTGTATTATCCTTATATGAGGGATTGCTAATACATACCATAACAAACTACCCCTTTTCATTCGAGATAAACAAAAAACTGGTTAATGATGGCTTAATACGAGATACTATCGGTGAAAGCGTCCCTCCTTTAATAATTGATATAATATGTAAGAAAATTTTATCTATAGAGAAGATTCAGTAATTGTTGGTTACTCTATAACCTATCCAACTATCCTTAGATAAAGTTTGTATGTAAGTTTCATCATTTAATACAATCACCCAGTTTTTACACATCTTTTTCACAGAACTTTTCTTCATAATAGAAACGCTTGTGGTTCTTCCCCCATCAGTTTTTGGTTTAACAATTTTCCCCCAATCTTCTATAGTTAATTCATTAGAGTAAAATACTGCTACGACAGTAGGAATGAAATCAATAAAATCCCAAAGGATTCCTATTAGATTGTTGGTTTCACGATGATGTGCTTTCCAATCAAAAGATTTCAACAGAGTTATACGAGTCTGACCTATTAAAGGTTTGGGCGTTTGGTTTGCAGATGGTGTACTACCACATGTAGCTTTAACTTCAATTCCCCCAAATTTAAAAGGACTAAAATCTGATTTATTATGTGGAAATTTTTTACCGTCAATAGTCGTATATAGACTTTCAAAATAATTTTTCTGTTCAATGGTGTTAGTTAGTAATAAATCAGGATATCCGTCTTGATGGAGATTAGATTGTAAAGAACCATTTGAAAATCTTTGCAAACTCCTGCTTAAATATTCCCCTACTAATCCGCTTAAATTTCTCATTCCTAATACTTCAAATATATTAATGTCAAATTTTATGGTTTGATTATATAAATCAGACATTGCGTTATTTGAGAACATAACAGCATCTAAAATTTGTTTATTTGTAAGTATTAAGTTATCGTTTACATATACTATGTCATTTTTCCTAGTAATATAGGTTTTCTTCATAAATTATTTTCCTTCAAAAATTTCGGAATCAAAAAATTCTTTGAGTGAAATTTCAAAGGAGATGCAAATTTTGTTTAAATTGTTAATTGATATGTTTCTTAAACCACGTTCAACGCTTGACCAATAAGTTCTATCAAGTTCAACATTAAACGCACACTCTTCTTGTGTTAAGTTTTTCGATTGCCTTATTTCTTTGATTCTTAGGCCGACTTGTTTTTGAATCATTAAAACTCTCCTTTGATACTTGGAGAGTTTAATCTTATGTGACTTTTAAATCTGTAGACTTTGAGTCTCTTTTAAATAAGTAAGGAATATTTATGAAAAATATCAATAATGAGTTTTTGACACTGTTTTTGTATCTCAATATAATATCTTTTCCTCCCCCCATTTTATCTCTGCAGGTTTTGATTCGGGACAGAGAAAGAATAGAAAAAGGATAAGGGTAGAATTAGAACTGGATTAAAGAGAGTTAAGAGGGATTTCATACGTTAAGTGGAATAGAGCGATTAAATAATACTAATTACAAAAATTCCCTCTTATATAAAATAGAGGGAATTTTTACAACCAACCAAATACCAAAGAAAAGATTTAAGTCTTGCTCTTAGCTGTTTCCAACTCTTTCAAAAAGTTTAGCTGATTTTCATCGGCAATCTTTGCAAAATCACCAGCTTCTGTAAAAATATTATCGGTAAATAACTCCAACAACGGAATCTTATAAAAGTCTGCTAACTTTAACAACTTGGAAACAGAAAAATCAAAGTTACCGGATTCCCACCGACAATACTGAACAACTGTAATTCCCAAGAGCTGAGCTACCTTCGTTTGACTCAATCCGCTTTTATTTCTAAAAAAAGCAAGTCTCTTTGCTATCGCTTTCAATCTTTCATCTTTTGCTTTCTTCATATTAAACACCCCTCTTTCATTAACGTAAATAACTAATTTCAAAACTTTGTTCGCTTTCAATATGGCCACCTTCAAAGGTGGAATATTTCTCGCTCACTTTTTTAAAACTTTCAAAAACAATTCTCGACTCTTTTCAATATCATACATAGCATTATGAAAATTATCGTCTTTAAAATCCACTTGCAAAACCCTGCATAAAGTAGCTAATTTAAAATTCGGGAAAACACTCCGAGAATCTAATGTCTTTATGGCGATTATCTGTGCAATATCGAGAGAAGGGAACCAGAAAAAATTACTGTAAGTGAACTCATAACCGGAAACCATATTAAAAAACTTTCGGATAAACGCTTCATCAAACTTAACATTATAACCGACTAAAAAGAATTTATCGTCACGGCGAGTCGTGTCAACATATTTCTTTAAATAAGACTTAATTAAATTAAAAGCCTCATCTTTCGGCGTATATTGATTCATAATATCTGGAGACAGTTTGTTCTTTTCGGCGGCGGCAGGTTCCCAAACACAATTGTCAGAAGGCTTTATATTAATACAAAACCTTTCCATCTCCCTACCGTTTATCTCAACAATAGCGGCAAATTGGACAATCTCGCATTTTTCTGCATCCAACCCAGTTGTTTCTACATCCACATATAATAACTTTGCCATAAAAACCTACCTCTTTTTTCCATTATAATTTAATTATACAAAATTAAAATTTTATTTCAAAAGATTTTCGATATAATTTTTTGCCTCCGTTGACGGAACTATTTTAATGCCATATTTTTGAGCGGTTTGTGTTTTGGTGCTCTCCCCACCGGCACTAAATAAAACCGTACATTTTTTAGAAATACCTTTAACCTGACCACCATTTTCCGTGATTATCTTTTCAAGATTTTTATCCCTAAAATTAGTAAAAGCAAAAATCATGTCTTTAAGTTTATCAGACTTAAAGGTATTTTCTTTAAAGACTACCAAATCTTTTATACTTGTATATAAAGATTTAAAAGAACCGTAACCTCCGACAAACAGATTCATGCACTGTTCACCGATACCATCAATCTCTAATAACTTTCCGGCATGAAGTTTATGTTTCTCGCCATTTTCATTTAACTCATTATTAAGAGCTTTTAAGACATTAGACTCCCCGAAAGCATTAATAATAAGATTAAGTCTATCAATACCCAGAGATGAACTGGAATCATTAAACGTATTTCCAGCATACATCAACTGCGCAAGAGTGATGTTTTTAACGGCATTGTTTAACTCTCTTTCGGTATTGACCGCTTTACTTGCCTGAAAGCCTTTTAATTTCAAAAGCTCATCATATTTAATGGTCAATAATTTTCTTATAGTATTAAATCCCATATCATATAAAGTGGAAATGGTTTCCGTGCTGACATTTTTTAAATCAAAAGAATTAAAGAACGCAATAACGGATTCTTTATTCTTGCCGGAACAACTTTCGTTCTTACAGACCAAATTGACACTATCGACAACCAATTTTTCTCCGCAATACGGACATACTTCAAGCAATTCATAATTTTTTCTTATAACAGTTCCAATGATTCTCGGAATAACGTCACCGGATTTAATGACCTGCACCTCGGCACCAATACCAAGTCCATTATCTAAAACGTATTTAGCATTAACTCCGGAAATTTTTAAAATATCCGTGCCATCAAAATTTAATGGCTTTTCCAAAACTACAACCGGAACGAAATTCCCTCTTTTAGTAATATTCCATTCAATGTCTTTTATAATGCCTATCTGTGAGTTTTGGTCTGCGACTTCCAATTTAACGGCTCTGGCACCTTTCGGGTTTAAACCGTTAGATTCTTTTCCAAGAGAATCGAACACATCAATATCATTAAGACGCATAACGATACCATCTGTCGCATATGGACAGTTTGTTTTAACTCTCTTAATATAATCAGTAAGATTATCTTTATCAAAAAAATAATCATCGTCCTCTCTGTTATTCGGGGAACGAATGTCATAACTTGCTCTTATAAAGTTATTATCACTAAGAAATTTCAAAACGTCATCGTGTCTTTTAAAGTTAAGAGAATCACTCTTAATGTCATAAGCGACAATATCAATATAAGGAAGTAAGTCAGAACCGGGATTACCTGCTTGTGTGAATTGACTGTCTGAGAGAATCGGACGCAAAACTCCACATACAAAGTTTCTGGCAACTTTATAAGAAGACTTTTCTTTCACGGTCTCCCAATTCTTTTTAGAGATAATGGCTTCTCCAATAATAAACGTTTTTGCATTAACGTTTATGTGTTTTGGAAAATTCATCAAAAGGCCACGATAAGTTATTAGCTGGCCCACCGTTCCATTGCCTCTTGTATATAAAGCGGTGTAGTGACCTTTCGAGTCGTATTCGATTAACATTGATAATCCGTCATACTTTGGCATGACGATTATCTCTTTATTATAATCCGTTATTTGCCGAGTATCAGACGGTCTTATCTTATTTAAAGAACCCATCTTAACCGGCAACTCCACTTTGGAATCTGTTTTGATTGCCGATGTTCCGACCTCACTTAAAAACGGATTAGTCGGGTCCTGTTCTTTTAATTCTGCCAAAAGAGCATCATACTCTTGGTCAGACAAAGCTGATTGCCCCGTAAGATAATAATCTTCAGAGGCTTTTTTTAAAATATTAACCAATTGATTACTTTCCATTTTTATCTCCTTTTCTACTTTATAATTTTAGTATATATAAAAAAATATTAAAAGTCAAAGGTTTAAAATTGAAAGTTTTAAAAATTTAAAATTAAAGTATAATTTTGCTTCAACTAGGCAAAATTTTTTGAAAAAAAGAGGCAAAAACACTTGCGCTTTCAAAAAAGATATATAATATTTATAGAGGGTCAGAAAAAATTTTTTAAAATACTTTAAAAAAAAATTGTATCTTATCCTTAGAGTATGCCGGAAAAGGGAAATGCGAAGTACCATTCTGGCTAACAAATTCAACTAAGCGTTCAAGGTCGTTCGCTGGATACAAACGCTTCACAAAGAGAATAGGGTTGAATTGGCTCGCAATAGTCAAGGAAAGTTGGCTATAGTCGGTCGCCTGTCACAAGGTAAAAGCTTATCGGCACTATCGAGACATAGTGGTCCAAAATATAGTGAGTTTATCCGCGCCACAGGTTGCTTGTTTTTGAAACAGGTTATGCGAATTGAGTGTACTGATTTGAAAGGTGCTAACATCAGTCCATGATTTGTAACAAAACTGACAAGCAATGGTAAAATAGGGAAACGGTAGTAGCTTTCTCACGCTGCCACAGGCACAATATTGTGCTACTAAAACGGAAAAGCGGGTACAGGAGTTGATTAGGAGGATAATGCCTTAATCAACAGCGGATTTAATCGTCTGCATAAGTTAAATCCGTAGGCATAAGGATAATTGTATCTTTATGTCGCCAGTGCGTCAAAGACGTGACCGCCATAGAAACGTAAGCCTCTGTTTATATTGAACCCATTTAAGGATTTAATATAAATAAGCCAGTTTCGATAAGCCGCATTGATTTACTTCACAGGATGACCCGGAGTTGTAACGTTTCGCCGTTACTAGATGCGTATGTAGAATATGAGGGGTAGTCAAAGCTCGCCATACTGAAGTCCAAATCTCTTAAATCAAAGAGATTTTATCAGAATGCAAAGTTTTACGCTTTTCATTGTTTGTTACTATTAGGGTGACAAGGATAAATGTATTCTTTTTTTAAAATATGTTTATCTTTGACACCCTAACTGTAACCTTATTTCCTCGACTAGGGATAATTATATTCAGAATATATCAAGCTGCCTCCTGAATATCCCCCTTATATGAGTTTGTTATTCAAATAGAATTTCTTTGAAATTATTTCTCAAAAAATCTTTAAATTTCTAATGAAAATCTTTAAAATATGTTTCTGGAAATCTCGGTTTATAAGGATTTTTAGGTTCAATACCGGGATAAAAGCAAAAAAAAAAAAAAAAAAAAAAAAAAAAAAAAAAAAAAAAAAAAA